AGTGCAGGGTCAGGAATATTATTTGTTTTTAATGTCAGGTGATCTCCTAGAAATGCACCTGTTGTCATAGAAACAGCAACACTAGTCAGAATACTTCTGATATCAAAAGTGTTTACTCTTTGATTATCATCCTGTTGTGCAGAAATTACAACTCTTAAAGGGTCATATCCTTTACCAGGATTCAAAACCCTAACATGAGTAATCCTACCACTTTCAATGATAGGATATAATAATGCTTCTATCTCAGGAGTTCCACAATTATCAACCTCAAGTTTAGGTGGATCTGTTGGATCATATCCAGACCCTCCATTTTTGACAATAACACTTGATACACCGAACTCTTTATTAAAGAGCGGTTCAATTGAAGCACCAGATCCAGTTACTGTTCTTGTCATTTATTATGAGACGATTACTATTTGATTGCCCATAGCACCATGTACGGTACATTGGTAGTACAGAGTTGCAGGAGCGTCCATAGGGACAACAAATGTCACTAAACCTGCACCATCATTAGTCACACCCGATGTGTATGCTGCTCCGCCAGATGACTGACGAATTTCAAATGGGTGAACTGTATATCCAGCACTATTATCAAATTTGTAGGTATGTCCTCTATGCAAATACAATGGAGGATCATTCGTAGCACCGCTGAAACCAGGACCAGTGAATGTATAATGAGATTGACCATTATTACCAATCGTCCATTGAATCAAAGGAGATGAAATGGGAACCCAATTATTACCATCATAGTAAAGTTGATCTCCTTCATCGGGAGAACCTGAGAAAGAGAAACCTCCACCACCAGCATAGTTAATAGTCAATGTATCACCACTGATTGAAGTGGTAATATCAGTACCACCTGTTACCGTCAGAGTATCAGTGGCACCTAGTGCTGTAGTAGAACCAGTGTCTGCGTTAAATGTGGCGAAAATATTTCCTCCACCAGCACCACCGCCAGTACCAGGTTCAAATCTACCGTTAACAGCATTCCAAGTTGGAACTTGACCGTCTGTATATGTTGTGTCTTGAACGTTTGATAAGTCTTGTAATCTACCTGTTGCAGTATCAATTAACTGCACCCAAGCACTACCATTTGCAAAATATGATTTACTTACATCATCTACAAACGCAAACATACCTTCGTAGTTAGATGCTGAAGGTAAATTGGCAGCTGTAGCATAAGGTGCTCTCCATTTTAGAAATCCATCAGCACCATCAATAATAGTATCTGTACTATTAGAACTATTTCTTAAAACAATATCTCCAGTACCATCTGACTGAATCAGAACATTACCATTATTAGCAGATACAATGTTATATCCGTTAACATTTAAGTTTTGTTCTAAAATATTTTTATTACTTGGAATATCAGGAACAAAGGCAGATCCATTCCATGTCAATGCCTCACCAACACTAGGAGAAGCAGTGTTGATTAAAATACCCGTAGCACCAGCCGTTCCACCGAGAGAATCGTACAACTCGGAGAAGTTCGCGTTAATTTTAGTACCACCTGCTCGGAGGGAATCTCCCGTTCCGTCATTGGCGGCATTACCAAGTTGCAGAATTTCTTTTGCCATTAGACCAAGGTTTTTAGTTATTTATTAGGGATTAACCAGCAGCAATTCCATCAGATTCAATATACTGCCTGATTAGTGCTTCATGACCAGCGTTAATATCATGACCAGTGTTGCTCTTAAGATGAACAACAGTATTATTCAAGTATTTGTATAGGTAGATATTCGGCCAATCTCCACCATAAGATTGTCCTTGTGCATCTCCTAATTGATCTCCTGAATATCCTTGTGCCGCGGCCAAAAGATAGGCCGAGAATTGTGCATCAAGGAATTGAGTATTAGGTACGCCTCCTATACCTCCAGTATAAGGAATAACAGTATCATTGGTGTTAGCAATGGTCATTATTCTTCTTCCTGTTGGAGGAGTAAATGCTCTGGTATAACCATAGTTAGCATTAGCACTACCAGTATTTTCATGACTAATAGGTTGATACCAAGATCCATCTCTCCACTGGTTAACATGAGGAGATGATACAACAGCAACAACTGTGTTCAAACCAGTATCTCCCAACTCTAAGAATGCTCTAATTGCTAATGCAGCACCATTAGATACACCTACAATTCTAAATCTGTCAGGTGCAACATTACTGTATTCTCTGAGATTTCTAATTAACTGAGTCAGATACTGAAGGTCAGGTGCCTTACTTTCATCAACAATATTCCATTTATTGAGATATCCAGTAGGTGATACTAGAATTTCGCCAGGTAAAACATCACGCCATCTATTTAATGTAAGTGCTCCATTTCCACCAGAACCATGTAACAAGATAGTTACTGGCAATCTATCGGGAAGAGGAGGAGATCCTTCAGGTGGAGTGGCTGGTAAGCTTACAACTGAATCATAATTAAAATTAGTTGCCTCTGACCATGTTTTAGTAATTCTAAGAATATCAGTATTACTCAACGGTGCATCAGGACCTGAATGATCATCACCTACAAAGTCCTCTGGTGGCCAAGTTCTTTGCTCTTTTGTAGTAGGACCGAAAACGTATGGATAGGTTGGTATATTATCATCATCTAATGTCAAAAAGTATGCATAAGTTCCATCGGGATACTCAGGAGTTTTGCAAAAACGCCCGTTATGTTCGTCTAAATCTCCCAACCCGTTAACAAATTCATAATCCTGTACAAAACTTCCAGCTTCATATTGAGCGTAACTAAACTGTCTACCATCTGCAGGAGTGGTAAGAACTCTGAAAGATGACTTTAATCTTTTAGTTCCAGTGGTTCTATCATCAGTTTGGTTATAACCAAAAGGACCGTAGATAGGATAACCATCAAAACAAAATCCAACAATTTTAGAATGTCCGTCAGGATGTCTAAAAAAGTTACCTTCAAACTGAGAACCGCTGAAATAAACATTAGATTGAACTAATGCATTACCCCAACAATTTACTAAAAAACTACCATCATGATAATGATACTCTCCATCTTGCTCAGGATGACCACCACACTTATCTACACCATACGCTGCAGCATTTTTAACTGCATTCCAGTTAAAATTAGGTGCTGGAAATACTGTTTGACCAGGTAAAGGTCCTGGTCCTGCTGAAGGATTGAATATTACAACGCCATTCAAAGCAATACCTTGAGGACCAAGTGTAGTTGCTTGGGGATTAGATGTATTAGTACCCGCTCTCATAGTGAAAGCAAATCCGTCATTCGTTTGAGAATCAACAGAGTTAGGATTATTAGGGAAGTTACCAGATCCTAAAGGATCTCCAAACAAAGCAGGTTCAGGACGCTGATCAGTCGTAACTGTCAGCACCCCGTCTTCTAATACTGCTGTTGTATTTGATTGTGGCATCGTATACTAATCTTTTTATTATTTAGGATCCGCTTATCCAAACGTTAGTCAGGTTAGAAGTTCCTGTAGTTGCGAAGTCTGCTATTGCAGTTGGAGTCTGAGTTGGATCAGATGTTCCTTGACCAGGAATATCACCACTCGTAATAGTTTCAATAAGGTCTGGAGTTACATCTTGAACTTCTGGATCAGTAATCTCTACAGAGAAGAAAGGTTCTTCTCCATATAGAGAAAGATCTGGAGCAGAATAATCAGTAGCAACTGTTGTTAGAACATCAACCTCAGGATATCCATAACCAGTTCCTTGTGCGGTTGTGTCTACACGAGAAACACCAACCAGTGCTTTAATTTCCCCATCAAAACCTGAGGAAGAATCAACACGAACTGTAGGACGGTTTGTATAACCAGAACCAGGATTTGTTACCTGAACACCGTCAATTCTACCCTTAAGAATGTTTGCTTCACCTTGTGCGTCGCGACCGAAGATAGAACCGATATATTCAAATGTAACCAGAGTATTTGCAGATTCAATAACAGCAACCTCTCTGTCTACAGTCTCACCTTGAATGTCAAGGAAGTCACCAGATTCAATCGGAGGTACAACCTCAGATCTTGTAACGTCAGCATCAGAACCGATGTATGCAAATCCAACGAAAGTAGATCCCACACGAGGAACTTCTTTGAATACAACACGAGAACCAACCAATTCAAAACCAATGCCAGGTTCCTGAATAACACCATTAAGCGAGATGATAATATTGTTATCAGCGATAATAGATTCAGTTGCTTGAACACCTTCAGTCAATCCGAGAGAGTAGAAAGTACCATCTCTCTTAAGGTTGAAGGATGAGCGTAAAGAGTCAAACTCAAAACTGATATCATCTAACTGACGCATCTTACCAAGATAGAATCCAGTGAAGGAAGATCCAAGTGTAGGTGCCTCATTGAACTGAATAGTATCTGAGAATGCACTGTAAGAACCAGTTGCGCCAGGTGGTTGAAGAATACCATTGACAAAGATCATCATGTGACCCTCTGGATCTGGGAAGTAAGGAGTACCGTTATTTTGAGTAAGTTTGAATGCAGTTTGTATACCATCAAATCCAACGAAGTATCTGCTGGTTCTACCCTGAATATCAACCTTGACATAAGACGCTGCCTTAAATCCTGCATCAGATACGACCGTATCATAACCAGAGAATGTACCAACAACGTCACTCAAGTAAACACGTCTTGCGAGACCAACTTCATCAATACGAGTGATAGTTCCGTATGCAACAGTTGTTTGTGTAACAGTAGTACCAATCTGACCAAAGATTGTTGGAACACTTGTATTACCTACAGGATACTGTGCTACGTTCAGACCATTCGCGAAGACAGAATCTCCGATTGGAGAGACATAAAGGAAGTTATTAGCATCATCCCATCCAGTAACATATCCAGTTGCACCTTGGAAGATCTGAGATCCATTACTATTTGCTTGATATACAAACGTTCCAACAGTAAAGTCTGAAGTTGCGTATATACCAGTTAAATTAATTCCAAGACGTTGATAACCAGTAGCAACAATATTATCACCAACATCAATACTTGAAGAAATGCCAGGATGATTAATAATGTCTAGAGAAATACGAGTTGCATCAGGATAAACTACAGAAGTAGTTTCAAAGGATCCTTGAATACTTTCAGTATCAATAGTCAGTTTACCACCAAGGTTATTGATGACTGCACCAGAGTTCTTAATAAAGTTAGTAGTGTCTGCTTCGTAAGTGCTTGTATAACCTTTGAAAGCATATCCATCACTGAATCCAGCACCATTAACAAGATCAATTAGTTGTAATCTATCAGTGCTTTCCTGAATACCTGCGTTGGTAAGAGTGTCAACTGTCAGAGTAATATCTGAACCTCCACCATTACCCATATTAACATCTTGCAGAGTTAAAGGATCTGATACTGCATATCCAGTACCACCAGAATTGATAACAACGTTTGCTGCACCAGTGTCATCCACAGATACATCAAATGTTGCTCCAGAACCAGTACCACCGATAGCAGAGACTGTGTAAGAACCCTG